AGAAAAATTAGAGTTTGAGGAAATGATGAATTATGATGCACTTTCTGATGACGAAAAATATCTTCAATCACAAAAGATAAAAGATGAAAGTAACACCTAACTGGCAACATCACTCTAAAAAGAGTAACAAACCTAAGTTAAAACCTGTTGCTATTAAACAATCTAAAGCACGATTAAAAGCTTTAATTAATAAACTATCAAGTTAGATTGGTAGTTTATTTTTTTATTCACAGTCAAGTATTGACTCATGGACGTAGAGCAAACCTTTCACAGTCAGCACTCAGCACATGGACGCTAAACAAAAAGATGTATTTGATAGTAGATTCGCTTTCACTGAGAAAGAAGTGTCTAAGTATCAATCACTTATTCAAAGTATACTACCTGAACTAACTAAGTCACAGGTTCGACACATTGCTGAGTATTGTCTTGTATATTGTGATAGAATAGACGAGGATGGAATATATGAAAGTATATTACGTTTTTATGAAGTTTTCGACAAACCACTACCATGAAATCCTATTCAGTAACTGTAGCCCAGTGGATAACATTTAACATCGAAGCTGAGAATGAAACCGAAGCAGAGAATGAAGTTATCGAGGGTGAAGCATGGATGCCTAATCATACAGGTGATTCATACGATTGCGAAGTAACTGTAGAAGAGAATGATTAATTATGGATCACCACTATTATGTCACTTTAGAAAGTGGCCGAAGCTTTGTACTTAAGTCTACTAAAGACTGGTACACTGCTGCTTATGACGCCCATGAGGAAGCAAAACTCATGGACGATTACCTTGTAGACCTTATCCCAATCCAATGAAAGACGAACTTAAACATGCACTCCTAGCTCATGCACGAGGAGATATGGAGAAACATCTAGCTAACGTTAAGATCTACCTAAACAATCCTGTTGGAATAGGTGAGCATAGTGACGTTATGAAAGCTATTGAAGAAGAGTTAGCAAAGGTTGCTTACTATCGTGACATTGTAAACGTACTCAAGGACATGCTATGAAGAAATACTTTCCTAACAATTGGGCTAAGTATAAGAAAGTACCATCTGAAAAATTCACACCTATTCCATTCGGTACATTTATGGCTTACCGAGTAGGAGGGTATGATATACCTGATGATGTATCATGTATTATACGTCAAGAGGATGTAATCACAGGCAAGATCAAGGAGTATGTATATAAAACTGATCTTGGTGCTAAGAAAAAGCTAGATAAGATCATGAACGAAGAGATAGATCCTAGTAACATCACTATATGTGATGCACATAGAATACATTACTTACCACATCACACAGCCAACGAGGAGGTATCAACCGATGACATGCAAGACTACGAAGACGAATGGGATTCCTTCTAAGGATATCTACACGTATGAGAAACAAGCATTAGATTCTCTACCTAAAGATCACCCAAACTATGAAGAAATAAAAGACTTATTAATTAAACAAATTAATGATGACTTAAGAACACATGCCAACTCCTGCACAGATTGATGAGCAAATCAAACTAGAACGAGATCAAATAGCTCAGGGACTTAAGCGATTACACAAAAACACTAAACAACTAGAGGAAAAAAGTTATGGTTCAGCTACTATTTATGGTATCACTTCTATTGATGAGTTACTACCTAAAGTAAGAGATCAAATAAAAGAAACTACCAATAGATTACATAAAGGACAAGCAGGTAAATCATTTAAAGAGATACATCAATACCTAGCTGACCTTGAACCACTAGCTGCTGCTGCTATAGCATGTAAGCTAACTTTTGATAAAGTATTTAGTATTAAAGAAGGTAGTAACCAATTAGTCACAGTCAGCGAAGCGATTGGTCAAGCTATAGAAAGTGAATGTCAAATGAGACATTATGAATCTAAAGCACCTGCCTTACTACATACATTAAAGGAAAACTACTGGCATAGGTCATGTGGTACTCATCAAAAGGTAGTAATTATACAAACTCTCATGAACAGGTACGGTATTCAACACTGGACAGCATGGGGTGCAGGTAATAGAGTTAAACTTGGTGCTTGGTTATTAGATTGTATTATGAGTACAAGTGGCTGGTTTTATAAAGATATGCGTCAACAAGGACGTAAACGAGTCAACTACATAGTACCAACACCTGAATTCATAGCTATCAAAGATCAAGTTATGAAGGATAGTGAACTATTTGCTCCCTTAGCATGGCCGATGCTAATTGAACCTAATGATTGGGGTGAAAAGCATGGTGGTTACTTACTTAACGAGGTCATGAAAGGTCATGAGATGGTTAGGCGTGGTAAGCAGGGGTCTATACAGGGAGAAAAACCTAAAGCTTTCTTGAACAAGATTCAGAAGGTAGGTTATCGACTCAATGATTTCACTGTAAATGTTGCTGAACAGCTCGATGAAAAGGGAAGAAGTGTTGGAAAGTTCATCCCAATTGTTGAGTTACCACTCCCTCCAAAACCTCCTGATATAGCAGAGAACAAGGACGCCCGTAAAGCGTACCGTAGAGCTGCTGCAGAGGTCATGAACAATAATGCAGGTGCATTCAGACGTTCATGTAGAACAAGGATGACTATGGAGGCAGTTAGAAGGTTTAAAGGTAAAGAGTTCTTTATTCCGTGGTCTTTTGATTACAGAGGTAGAGCATACCCTATACCTGCATTTCTAACTCCACAAGATACTGACTTTGGTAAATCACTCTTAGTCTTCTCTAATGAAGAGATAATGGGTGATGATGCTGAGAAATGGTTAGCATTTCAAGTAGCTACAACTTATGGTCTCTCTAAGGAGACTTGGGATATTAGACAAAGTTGGGTTAAAGCTAACGAATGTTTAATAACTAGAGTAGCTAAATTTCCTATTGAGTCTTTAGCTGAGTGGGAAGTAGCAGACGAGCCGTGGCAATTTTTATCGGCGTGTGAGGAGTACTATGCGGTAGTAACTAAACAGTTAAGACGACACACCCGACTACCAGTTGCCACGGACGCTACATGTAGTGGTCTTCAGATCCTTGCTGGATTAGCAAGAGACCGCACGACAGCACAACTCGTCAATGTGTTGCCTTCTGATAAACCACAAGACGCATATAAGGTAGTAGCTGATACTGCTAAACCTCATATACCTGAATACTTGCATAATGTATGGAATAGATCCAAGGTCAAAAGAACCGTCATGACTATTCCATACAATGCTAAACCATTTTCTAATCGTTCCTACATCAGGGACGCATTGAAAGAAGATGGTATAGAGATAGAGAAGGATGACTTAACAATCACAGTCAAAGCTGTTAGAGATGCTATGCATAAGATAGTTCCTGGCCCTATGGCTGTTATGTCATGGATAGAGAAGGAAGTGTCTAAACAATTCAAAGATAACCCTAACTTAACTTTAACTTGGACTACACCTTCTGGATTTGTTGTTAACCAAAGGATTCAAAAGAAGAAAGTTGAAAGATTACAGTTACAGTTATTGGGGTCTTGTGAGATACGAGTAGCTACAGATAATCCTGATGCTGCTGATAAGTTAAGACACAAGGCTGCTACTGCACCAAATCTTATACATTCACTAGATGCAACACTATTACATTTCAGTGCGTTAAGATTCTGTGGACCAATAGCACTAATCCATGATAGTGTCTTATGTAGAGCAACCGATATGACTGCTTTATCTAGTATAGTTAGAGAGACCTATATGAATCTCTTTGCTAAACAAGATTACCTTACTGAATTTGCTTCAGCTATTGGAGCAACTACCAAACCACCGATCATAGGAGACTTAGAACCCTCCGAAGTGATTGATTCCACTTATTTTTTCTGTTAATGTCACGTACAATCCACACCACTGAAAAACCTGTTACACTTGAGGGGTTTCAAGCTATACTAGCTCCTAGTAAGTTTGGATATTCTCTCTCGGCTATAGTCGGTAATGATATTATCGATACCTTAGAAAGTGAAAGAGCTGATGTCTTAAAGTGGGCTGAGTCTAAACTCAAGAACCCTAAGAGATCTACTCTTAAACCTGAACCATGGGAAGAAGTCTCCGATGGTAAGTACAAATTAAAATTCTCATGGAATGAGGAGAAAAGACCACCTGTAGTAGACACAGAAGGAGTACCAGTTACAGATGCTAAAACACCATTATACGCAGGGTCTACAGTTAAACTTGGCTTCTATCAGAAACCATATATCCTTAGAGATGGAGTTACCTATGGTAGTTCTCTTAAGCTTGTTGGTGTACAGGTTGTCTCAGTAAAAGGTGAAGCTGGTGTAGATACTGGAGATTTAGATGCTAATGAAGTAGCTGAGTTATTCGGTACTACATCAGGATTTAAAACTAATGATCCTAATGTTACACCTACTTCTACAGTAGATGAAGAAGAAGACTTCTAAATACAGATCAGGACTAGAAGAGAAGGTCGCTGGCCTTCTTGATGGTCTTGGTGTTACCTATGAATATGAAAGTAAACGAGTACCTTACACTATACAACATAATTATTGTCCTGATTTCGTTCTACCTAATCATGTTCACCTCGAAACAAAGGGCTATTGGGATGCAGCCGATCGTCGTAAGATCAAAGCAGTCAAGCAAGACAACCCAGACTTAGACTTAAGGATGGTCTTTCAAGCACCATTCAATAAAATTTCAAAAAAAAGTAAGACGACTTATGCTATGTGGTGTGAGAAACATGACATACCATGGACGTCTTTTCATAACATACCAATCGAATGGTTAATCTAACCAGCGAATTCGTCAGGCATATACCTTGCAGTAATTGTGGTTCATCAGATGGTAATTCATTATACTCTGATGGACATACTTACTGTTTCGTCTGTCACGATAGAACAGGCGGCGACAATGATGTTATTCACATTTT